CGACAGCCAGCGCCACCAAGTGCTTGTTGCCGCGAGCCGCTCGCTGCTCCTGCCATTTGAGGTTTGCGTATGCTGAGCTGGCGCCACCAACATGGCGAAAGGCTATCGCGCCTCGCAGTGATCGCGGCCTTGTTCGAACTGCATTACCGTCGTTACCCGAGTGCACCAGCCATTCGCCGCTGCTATCTCGTCCCACGATCACTCCAACGTGGTGCCGCCACACGACCACCACGCCTTCTCCGGGCCCCGAAGCAGCCGTGCCCACACTAGCCCAATTGCGCGCGACCCACAGCGAGCGGTCGCTCATGCCGAAATACTTGCCCATGTAAATGCCGCACCACGGCAGACGGCGGGCATCGGCCGCGGTGGAGTACAGACATGCGAACGCGACCAGCGCGATAGCCAGCTTCTTCATGATAGTCCTTTCAGGTGTCGCGGCGCCAGCCGCGGTTCTGCTTCTGCGTACGTACGCGCAGGTTCGAGCGGTCATTGGTGCCGCCCTTGTCGAGCATGACGCGATGGTCGACATCCTTGCCGGCGATCGCCGCCTTGCCCAAATCCTTCGCCACGATAGCGCGGGCCTTGTTCTGCATGCCGCGCCGGCGGATCATCTCTTCGGTCGAGTTGTAGCCGCGGTCCATGCGCTTGATTTGCGCCGGAGTGCGGTGCGAGCTCGGATCACGCTTCTGCCCACCTTCGGCCATCTCTGCCTCTTTTCGGAACGTGTTAGACGTTGGCGGCAGCGTAGCCGGGGGCCATGTTCATGGACCCGACCAGATTGCCGACGCCGTTGTGGTTGGTAACCTGCGAGGTAGCCGCATGCGCCGCGGTGTCATACACGATGCCGTACTGCTGCACACCGTCGCCACGCGTACGCAGGCCGTCGATCTGCACGCGGTTGGCATAGACGTAGACGCCCCACTTGTTGGTGGGGTTGGTCCGGCCGTTGCCGATGGCGCGGCTGTTCGACAGGATCACGTCGTCGCAGCCGATGCCGATGCCGAAGTTGTTGTGGCCGTTCGCCGTGATGTTGTTCAGCACAGCGCCGCCCGGGTTGTTCGGCGTCAGGATCATGCCCCGATTACCGCCGAGCTCCATGAATATCGTGTCGAAGCGGTGGTCGCCGCCGTAGGCATCGACGTAAATTTCATCCTGCAAGTCGCCGCCGATGAAACAGTTGTCCGCGCGGATCGCTTGCAAGTTGTTGTAGGCATCACCGATGAACGCCATGCCGTTGCCGGCATTGTTGAACGTCGCAATGCCGCTGATGCGGCCGGTTGAGATGCTCGCCGGAGCTCCAGCAGTACCGGGACCACCCGTGATGTCATAGAGCAAGCCGCAGCCTCCGTTGCTGCCGAACAGGCTGTTGCCACTCCACACCCACTGGATCGGCAGCGAGGCGCGGATGCTGCGCGCGTAGAAGCCGTGGCTCACGCAGCTGATGGCTTCCAAGCTGTCCAGCCAGCCCCACGAACAGCCGCCCGGGGAGAAACCAATGAACTGCCCCTCAGCCAGAATGTTCGACAGGCGGCAACGGTCGGTACCCCCGAGGCCTCTGATGCCAGCGCCGGCGGTCGGCGTAACGCTGCGTTTGAGGTAGAGCCCTTGAATGTTGATGTCGGCCATGTAGTCCGCGATCTGGATCATGTCGTTGGTCGCATGGTTCGACGTAATCAGCGCGCGGTGGCCCGGGATCAGCGAGCCGATGCTCGCACCCTGCCAGTCCAGAAGCACCGGCGTGGTGATCTGATAATTCTTACCCGGCGAGAGCACGATAGCGCCGCCGGCGGCACGAGCTGCTGCTCGCGCTCCCTGCATCGCTGCATCCGTAAGGCCGCCGTAGTCCAAGGGATCAAAGAAGTTAGTGCTCGGCATATGTGACTACCTCGTGTTGTAGTATGCAGCCTCGTCCAGAAGGTGCTTGGTCTGCTTGCTAGCAACTACACCGTGAACAGGCTTCTCACTCTGCCGGCGCTTCAGTGCATCCGTCAACTGCTTCGGGGTGATCTTTACCTCGTTGACTTTTCCTTGGTTCCAGCGGGTGATTTCCGCCATCGCCTTCGCCTTTTCCGAAGGTTTGGCGGTCACCCATTTCGAGATCAGCGAAGAACGTTCTTCCTTCTGCCGCTCGCTGTTACGGTAATAGGCGCTGTTCGCCGCGCCCTCCTCTGCCTCGCGCCCGGAGCCGAAGCCAGCGGCACGCATGGCCGCCTCTTGGAAGTTATACGGCGCGCTGGTCTGCCGGCCCGACGCGCTCTTCTTGCCTTCTGTCGACTGCCTGTAGGCGCGCAAGGCGTCGCTCGCCGCCTTGATCGGTATCATCTTCTCCGCGGCCTTCAGATAGTCCCCATCGGCAATGAGACTGATGGACTTGGCGTAGTCCACTCCGAGGGATGCAACTGGTCCCGCCACTGTATCGAAGAGCCACGATTTGACGTCGGCATCCTTTCCAGATCGTGGCTCTCCGAAAGACGTAACGCTGTCCAACCCAACGCGAGAGAGGTCAAGATTAATAAGCCGAGGCAAGCCACGGCTAAAAACTTCGCCTCCGGTCTTTCCCAAAACATCGGCCGCCACCTTTCGTACCTTGTCCTCGACGTCACCCCACTGGGGGCCGCCAACTAGGCCCGACGCCATGACGAGATACTTGAATGGTTCGGTCGGAAGTCCCAGCGCTCCTGCCATTGCCATGTGCGTGCCAGCGAGCGCAATCAGGGTTTTTACGGCCTCTGCCCGGTCGCCCGGCGAGGCGTTGCGGTAGGCGCGGCCGATCTGCCCGCCTATCAGTTGATACATGCCCTGCCCGTACTTCTTGAATTGAAACGCCATTTTGGCGAGCGGGTGGTTGAACAGTGGCGGCGCGTTGGTCGGCGAATAGTTGAATTGCGTGTTGTTGACTGCGTCTTGCGCATAGCTCACCGCTGCGTCGTGGGACGCTCCACGGCCCCGCTCCAGCCGGTAAGCGGCGATCGCGGTGCCGAGACGGTTGATCGCTTCGATGGCGCGCGGCATTTCGCGGGTTACCCCTTCGAGGTAACTCAGGCCCACGTCGATCTTGCCGCCCACGCCAGAGTAGCTCTTCGCGAGATCGCGTACCTCCATACCGGCGTTCGGGTCCACCACGCCGTGCTCGACCAGATAGTCGACCAGCGCCTGCTCGTCGCTGCTCTTCAGCAAACCCTTGGCATTGGCGATGAAGTTGTCAGGGGTAGCCTTACCCTTGATGCGACGCCCGGTCTCCTTGATGCCCTGCTTCACGATCTGCAGCGCCGAGATATCGCTGTAGACCTTCGACATGGTCGTGACCGTACGGGCCACACCGTGGCGCCCGGCGAGATACGGCATGGCGACCATGCCCGGCTGCATCGCGTTGATGACCGAGTATGCTGGGGACGCCAGTTTGTCGATGAAGCTGATCGACATCGCCCGCTTCACGACAGGGGAGAACTTCCCGCCCTGCTCGAACCCGTTGTCGCCGTTCACGCGGCGCACGACTTCGTTCCGGATCGTCGTCCGGCCGTACTGGTTGACCTTGCTGTGGTCACGCTTGAGCTGCTCTTCCATCGCCTTCATGCCGGCTTCGACTTCCGGCATGTGCTCAAGCTTGGCGAGGTACCGCGAAGAGCTCTCGCCGTACTCGCCCATGTTCGTGACCAAGTCCTCGCTGTAGCCTACGACACCGCGGCGCGGCAGCGATTTGCTCTGAACTCGCGTCGAGCCATGGCTGGCAACTGCGGCCTCTTCGACCGCTTGACGGAGCATAGCCTGCTGGGTCGGTGTCGACTGTTTGTAGGCTTCGCTTTTCTCAAGCTTGGAGACCAGCCGCTGCAACGATGCACTGAGCTCGGTTGCTTGCCGGCCGCCCACCTCGTACGCTCGCGGCACCACCTTGTGGACGTCGATGTTACCAGCTGCTGCCAGCTCAGCCGCGCGACGCTCAGCCGCAGCACGACCATCCACAAATTCCACGTGTCGGTTCTGAACTTCAACACGCCATCGAGGTACAGCATGCAAATCCTTTGCGCTGATCTTCGTCACATCGCCCGTTACCGGGTCGGCCTCATGCGTCTCGCCAGTCTTCTCGTCGACCCACACCTTCTTGATGCGGGTTGGGAGATCACTCGCCTTCGCATAACCTTCCGCGGCCTTTTGGTCCGTGAACTCGAACTCATTCGGCGCGAGGACCTTCGCTCCCGCCGGCGTCGTCACGCGGTAATCACCCTTAACCACATGGTCCCCTCGTCGCATGAGCGGGACATATGGACCTTCTATTTTGGAGAGCTCTCCAGCCTGCTCGATCGTCTCGAACATGTCCTCACCAAGACGTGCGCGATCAGCATCAGTAGCAGTGCCTTCGTGAATACGTTTAGCCAGACCCGCATCCTCAATCCCCAGCGCTTTCAGAATGCGGTTTTCGATAATCCCGAGTGACATCTGGTTCTGCGTGTCACGGAAGTGCTTGGTCACTTCGTGCCATGCAGCCTTGTATTCTTCGGGAAGCTGATTGAACCGCCGCGCGAGCTCCGGATGTGCACTCTTGGCCCACACGGCACTGCCGACAACACGCTTTTTACCAAGGTGGGCATTCTTGGCATCGGTAAGCGGCACGTCAGGGTGCACATTTGCAACAGTAGCATCATGCAGCAGTGAGCTAAATTCACCGAACACCTCCGGGTTCTTGCTGCGCAAATCGACCATCTTGCGCAGGAGCGGCTCGCTCTTGGCAAAGATACCTTCTGAGGTAACGCGCATCTTCTCGACGGCGTTGTAGATTTTCCGCACCGGGTTGCCTTCGCCGAAGTAGTGATCGGCAATCTGCGCGATGTTGTCGAAGGTTCGCAGCTTCAAAAGCAGTGGCCCGCGCTCCTGCGTGTTCAGGTGCGGGCTCTCGAGCATGCGGCGCACAGCCTCGCTGCCCTGATCCATCAGGCGCAGTGCGTTGCTCTCAACGTACTGGTTTGCCTCGGCGCGAGTATCGGCACGGGACCGGATGGACTCTTCGCCGGTGCGGAGCGCCATCTGCTCGACTTCGTGGTACCGCGTGAGGTTCTCGCCAACGCGCATGATGCCGTCGAGCACGCTGTCGAACTGCGGCATCGTGCCCGTGATCTTCTCGATTGCCTTCTTTACGAAGCCGCGGAAGACGTCCCACATGGACATGGTGCGGTTGTGTAGACCCAGTCGCTTGGCAAGCTCCGGCGGGATCGGGGTGGTTGCCAGAAACTCCTGAAACTTCGGGTTCGAGAACGCTTCAGCGATGAACTCCTTCGGATTGGTAAAGCCGTAGTCGAGCGCGCCCTGACCGTATTCAAGGTCCAGCTCCACGAGGTTATCGTTGAGGCGCTTCGCCGCGTGTGCGGCAAGGTCCTCGATCAAGTCGTAGGCGCCCTTCACCTGCATGATCTCACGCACGGTGACGCGGTGGGCGAGCTCGTGCAGCAGAACGTGCGCCCGGCTGCCGTATCCAATACCGTCCTGCGTCGCAGTCGAGATGAAGATTTGCGCGCGGCCGGCGTCGTTGGCGTCGTGCACGTGCAGGCCTAGATTATCGGTGCGGCCGTTCTCGGACACCTGCCCCATTACCTCGGGGGTAACGTAGTGGATGTCCATGTCGCCGGCGAGCTTGGACAGGCGCGAGGCGAAGAACTTGCCGAGCACGCCGCCCACGCCGGGCATCTTCGAAAAGTCAATTGCTGCGATCTCGTCAGCTGCCTTGGCGCTGCGCTCGACGCGGACCCGGCCGCCACCGATGACCTCGACCTCGTTGCGCCGGCCCTCCGGCACGTCGAAGTTGACGCGGTCGGGGTCGCGTACGAGGCCCTTCAGCTGGTTCTCAAGATGGCTCTTGGTGTGGTCGCCGCTCTTCAGCCAGTCCTTGAGCTCGGCCGTGGAGAGCTCGTGGATGTGTCCGATGCGGTCGGGCCCCTTGCCGTCGCTGAACGCCTTCTCGTACGCCTCGCGCGCCGCCTGCTCGTCCTTGGCGCGCAGGATCACCTTGTGTTCGTCGAACTCACCAGTGCGATGATCAAGCTGGTCAACAACAAAGTGGCGCTCACCGCTGCGAAGGTCATATGCATCGATGTGGTCGCCATCTGCGCCAGTGGTGCGGCGGATGTAGCCGTAATCGGCGGGCATCCGAACGGACCAATCTCCTTCCGGCCCCCTTCCACGACGGACAGAGCCCTTCGGGTTTTCAATCGTGAAGTCCAGTCCTTCGACACGGCGATGCCCCTTCTTGTAGTTGCCTGCGGCCTTCTGCGCCTCGGTTGGATTGCGATTGACGCGCAGCGCGTTCTGCTCGCTCGCCGACTTGGTCGGGGCACGCAGCTTCGCGTTCATCTCCGCGATCAGCTTGGCCTTGCGCTCGGCGTCGGCAGCAAGCTTGTCGCCGGACGCCGCCTGCGCCGCGGTCACTTTCTGCTCGCCGCCACCCTTGGTCTTGACGACGCGCTCTTCGGTGTTGTCGGCGATGCGCGCACTCACGCCGCCAGCTTCGCCCTCCACCGTCGCCTCGGTCGCCACCCGCCGGTTCATGGCTTGGTCGCCCTCAGCGCGCCGCCGCGCCAGAACGTCTTCACTCATGCCGGCACGGATCAGCGCCTCGTCTTCCTTGAAGCGGGCGGTCGCGTCCGTGATCTCTTTGCCTTGCTTGCGGCGGTCGGCCACCTTCACGAGAGCCTTCGCCACTGTAAGGATTTGCGTCGACGGGTCGTCGGCGGCGCTGTTGCCCTTCTCGGAGCGGCGCAGCACCTGCGCGATCTTCACGCCGCTGTCCTCGGCCTCCTTCACCATGGCGCGGGCACGCGCAATAACGCGATCGCGGTGGGTCGTGTCGCGCAGGTAATTGTCCTCGCCGTCGCCCGGCGCGTTGCGCTCCACGATCTCCTTGGAGCTGGCCAGCCGCTGCTCGAGTTCGGCACGCTCCTTCTTCGAGTATCGCTTGCCGCCGCGGACCGGGTTGCCCTCGTCGTCGAGCTCTACTTCGGGCCCAAGGTTCTCTCTGACGTCGATCTTTTGAACCAAGTCAGGCGAAGCTTCCTGCCGCAAGTCTCGCAGTACCCGTCCAGAGCGCGGGGGGACCACAGCATCACCACCGGCCGCCGCGGGAGCAGCTGGTGCAGGTACGGGCTCGGTCGCCATCTGGTGCAAGTCCGGCACCGCCTGCCGAACAAGTGCAGCTTCAACAGGCGTAGCAGGCTGCTCCAAAATCGGCGCATCTAGCGTATGCCCTTGAGGGGTGGCTTCTCGGACAGGCTCGGGGACGATTTCTTGCGCCTGCGGTTCAAGAGCTCGTGATGCGGCCTGCACCTCGGGCGGTACCGGGCGCGGCGCCTCAGCGGATACCTGCGGGGTAACCGGCGCCTCGGGAGTTGGTTGCTGCTCTACCGCAGCAGTGATGCGGGCCAGCGCCGCAGCGGCATCTGGCGTTTCGGTAACAGGCTCGGCCGACGCAATAGCGGCCGACTGAGCAGCGTCAGGAGCAACAGGCGCAACAGGCTCTGCTTCATTCTTGGCAGCTCTCGCTCGCTTCTTCTTTTCGTAGACGGTCTCGCTGCGCGCGGGTGCGCTTTGGGGATTGCCTACCTGCGCCGTCTCTACTGGTTTAGCCGGCGTTGCAGTTGCGCGACCAGTATCCGGCTGCGGAGCTGCCACATCAGACGTCGCGATAGGCTGTACGGCATCGGCACCATCAAGCTGCTTTGTAGCAGTCTTGGTCGTCTCAGGTGCTGGCGCACGGCCGTGTAGTAGAGCACCTGCAACGCCGCCCATAAGTCCCCCAAAGGCTGCGCCTTCAAGGGCCGCATTCGCAGCTCGTGCATAGTCCATATCCTTCGCGAAGTTGGCCTCTATGTCAGCCTGCTGGGACAAGACATCAGCGACGCCACCTTGGACGGCATTTCCGGCCGCGCCTTCCAAAGCGCCAATAGCCCCAGCACCGAGGGCACCTCGTTCTCCAGCGCCGATGACGGCTCCCTGAACACCAGCCAGTCTGCGCGCTGCTGTACCCGCAGGACCAACGACGCTCGCGCCTGCCCCGATGAGAGCATTGATGGCCGGTGCCCACCCCTGAGCTTCGCGAGCAAACTTCGAACGCGCATCCTTCTCGTCCATGAACTCGCGCATAGCGGCGTAGCGCGGAGATTGGGCCTGCAGATCGGCGTCCGGCATCTCGTCGAGCTTCTTGTAGAACTCGTCGATGTTCGCACCGGCACCGAGTGCTGCGCCGCCGGCTCCGACCGCCATGCTCGCCGCTAGAGTATCCGCCACGAGGCCGCCGGGGACCGCCAACGCTATAAGGCTCGGGGACATGCCCGTGACCTTGAGCGCCGACGCGAGTATCGGCTTCTCCCAAAACTCCGACGAGGTGAGCGTGCTCGCCGCCAGCTTGCGCGTCTCGGGGTTCAGTGCGTCGCGCGCAGCGTCGCCACCCGCACCGAAGATTTCCTGCAAGCCACGAGAGATTTCAGCCCCTTGCTCGCCACCGCCTGCTTCATAGAAGTAGCGGCTCAGGCCGGCGAGGTTAGAGCCAACGTCAGCCGAACCGGCAGCGAACGTCTTAACGAAGTCTCCTGCGGTACCGACTTCGGGGGTGTCGGGGATTGCCGCAGGTACTTGGTCAAGATCAAAGGTGGGCATCGGAGACCCTTATAGCGGCCGATCCTCGGGGTTCGTCGGGATGGCGCCGTTGTTTCTGAACGGTCGGGTGTAATGATCGACCAACATAGGCGCCTTGTCTATGTCGACTTTCACGCGCTGTACAGTCTCTTCGGGGATGACTGCTTCGGCCGCCCGGCCGAGCGCGCCGCCGATCGCACCGGCCCCAGCCTTCACCGCGGTGCCGGCCTCGCTTGCAAGGTCGCCGACTGCGCTTCCGATACGCTTGGCTCCCTCTACAGCCTGCGACAGCCGGGAAGGCTTGGCCGCCTCTGCTTTGGCTTGGTCTTCGGCAGCGTACTGCGCCTTGCGCGCCTCTGCGCGCTTGGTGATGAGCTGTTCGAACGCATCGTCGCTGAGCACCATGCTCTGGCCGTCGCCGAACTTGATGGTGTTCTTGCCGCCTTCGGACGTGGTCTTGAACTGGCCCTGCTTCGGGTCCATCAGCGACTGGGCCGACGACAGCGCTTCCCGCGCCGTCATCCTCGGGTTCTCCTGCATGATATGCGTCGCCGCATCCTTCAGGCCCCCCCAGTAGTTCGTGTCGATCTCTTTGCCCTCGTTCTTTTTCTGCCACTGCTCCTGCAGCGGAGCAGCTGCTTCGTCGAGCAGGGCACCCGTATTCTTCAGGTCGGTGACTGCGTTACCCCGCGAGGTACCGGTACCAGCGCCACCCTTCGTCGCCTGCTGGCCCTGTTCGCGGATACCTGCAGCGCTGAGGATGGCCTGATCGAAGCCGCCGCGTGCGAGGCCCATGGCGCTTGCAGCGAGCTCCTGCGGCGTCGCTAGACCCTTCGTGATCGTCTTCCCGTTCTCGTCGACGTAGTGGTACTGGATACGGCCATCCTGCCCAAGCGACATGGTCATGTCCCGGCCGTCCGGCACGTTCGCATAGGCCTTCACCGCGGCGCGCGTAGCCACGTCCATGTTTCCCTGCTCCGCGGCGTGCGCGGCAAGTGCGGCGTACCGCTGCGACGCCAGCCGGAAGTGCTGCAGCATCTGGAAGGCCACCTTCTGTGCCTTCTCCGGATCACCCTTGTTCGACCAAAACTGGTACACGGCACCGAGCGCGGCCATGTTCCGCTGCGCATCCGTAAGCTTCCCGTCGGGGTCGACCGCCTTCCGGGCTGCCTCCATCTCCTGTTGGGTAAGCGCGCCCTGACCCTGCGCCAGCGCCTTCGCCGCGGCCTGATGGCGGGGCGAGCGGATGCCACCGCGGATGCCCGCCGCATTGATGCCGTACGTGTAGCCGCCCTTCACTGCATCGTGGATCAGCTGCGGAGCAACCACGCCGTTGAAGCCACCTTGGGGGAGGCCGGACTGACCACCGCGCGACCGCGCGCTGACGTCTGTGGGGCCGCCCACTGCAGGAGGCGCCATTGCGCCAGCCGGCGGCGCGGGCATGTCGTCGGCGTCGTTGTCCGGCTCTGCGGCCGGGTCATCGTCCATGTCAGGGATAGCGCCACCGCCCGCGTAGTTGAGCATCGGGTCCACCATGGTGTTGGTGAGTACCGGCGCTGCCGGGACGCCGGTACCACCACCCACCGCGGGAGCCATCGTAGGCGGCAACAAGCCGCTTCCCGGCTCCGGCTGTGGCTCTCCGGCGCGGCGCATACGCTCGGTGAGCGCCGAGGTGTAGCCGCGCGACACGCCTGCGTTCTTCACCTGTTCCTGCGTCAGTGCGATGCCGGCGTTGGTCTTGGCGAGGTTTGCACGCGCCTGATCGTCCGCGAGCTTCAGCCGCTCCGGATCGTATTCGGTTTCGGTCTTTTTCTTGACCGCCTCCGTTTGGGCCTTCTTGTACTCTTCGTCGGTCTTGGCGGCGAAAATCTTGTTGCCGGCCTGCCACGCGCCGAGGAAGTCCTTCATCTCTGCCGAAAAGCTCATGGTCTACCCCACCGCTGCGGGTCGCATCATCGGTCCCTGACCACCCGGCGGCTGGCCGCCCGGAGGGCCGCCTACCGCGGGCCCCATGGCCTTGCGCGCCTTCGTGATCATGTCTTGGAAGAACTTCTCGCCCATCCACGAGGACACGTCCTTGGGGATGATGAACTCGCCGCCATTGAGGCGGATGTTGGGCACGCCCGGTGCTGAGGCCGGCACGTCGTCGGTTACGGCGCCCCCTGACGGCGATGCCTCCGGCGGGATTTCGCCACCATCCGCTGCGTCGGGGATCGCGCCGCCTTCCGCGAAGCCAATGAACTTGCTGGCGATGGACGCGCCGAGGCCGAGCGCCGAACCAATGCCGGACGAGGCATTGTTCGACATCTCGTCGCTCTTGGCCTGATTGTTGAACTGCTGGTTCATGGTGTTGGCCGCGCCGCCGAGCGCGTTCGAGCGCGTGCCCGTCCACGCCAGATCGGTACCCAGCACGTTCGCGCCCGAGGCGGTACCCGCGAGATTGTTCGACACGGCCGCGCCGCCAGCGCCGGTACCGATGGTCGACAGCGCGCCAGACTGCCCCATGGCGGTGTTGCCCTGCCCGAGCAGCTTGTCATTGGCCGCATCAGCAAGTGCCTGATCCTGCCGGGCGGCCGTGGTGCCTGCAGCGGCTTGCGCTGCAGCGCGCTGCGTACGAACCGCTGTGTCGAGGCCGGCGTATCTGGTGGACGCCGGATTGATGCCGAAACTCTCAAGTTCGCGGATGGAGCTCTGGCGGGCGGCGTCGAACGCTTGGCCGACGTTCGCCTGCGCCGCACCCATATCGTTCTGCACGTAGGCCGGGTCGCGGTAGCGATCGCGCTCGCTGCGCAGGTAATCCGTGGCTTCGCGCTGGGTCTCCGTCGCACTCGCGAGCTGATCCTTCGCAGCCTGACTGAACAGGTTCTGCGTGTCGAGATTGCCCTTCGTGATCTGGTCGATCAGGTCCTTGTTATTGGCAACCTGATCCTTGGCCCACGCGTATGCCTCGTCGCCACGCTCCGACGCGTGCTGAGAGATAGCGTTGTAGGCGTCGATGATGGGAGAGTAGTCGGGAGCGGTGGGTACCTTCTGATCGCTCATTGAAGTACATTGCTCCTGATGTTCTTCGGCTTGATGCGCAGCCAGCGGCACTCTTCCTTGCGCATAGCCATAATGATCAAATCACCGTCCTTATACGCGTCTTTGATGGCGCATTCCACCGAAAAGCCGAGCCTTAGATTGAAGTCCAGCAGCTCCGGCTTCGACGACGGGATGGTACCGCAGACCTTCCCCACCCCCAGCTGGTTGAACGGGTAGTCGAAGCAAACCCACAGCATGTCGGGCGTCAGCCATGTTTTCTCGAGCCCGGCTTGGTGCATAAAGATGCAATTCGAGATCAGGCCCTCGTAGATTACCCCGCCAAGTAACCGGCCGTCCTCGTCGGAGGTTCGGCTGATGATCTTGTCTGCATGCGGGTTCAATATGCGGGGGATTGCGTCCGCGATCTGGTACCCATGCTCGATGTTGTTGAACTCGATCATCGACCGCTCGTGGGTGTCCTCGGCAGCTGCTCCTTGGTGATCAGCCCGAGCGCGAGTAAGTCCTGCCACGTTACCGCCGACATGGTGCGGTCGCCGCGGGAGCGCGTAAGGATTTCCTGACCCTCCTTGAGCGCAGCGCATGTGCTGCGGACGCTCTCAACGTTCGCGACGGGCTCCGGAATAGCGGGGTATTGCTGTGCCATCAGATGTTCTCCAGTTCACGTGGGCTGGTCGCGGCGTGTAGCGAGAACACCTCGACTTGCGCTTCGATCTCGAATTGCCAGAAGCTGGCTTTGAAGCCGCTCGGCATGCGCCACTGTTCACCGGATCGGGAGAGCTCGCGCGTCATGACAAGGCGGTCGTCGGCGTACACGCGGATGGTACCGAGCGAGCCGACAACTGGCCATGTCGGGTTGGCGTTGAAGAACACCTTCATCGCCTGCATGTTGCGCTCGTACGTCAGCTGGAAAATCTTCGAGCGCCAAGTGTACCATTCGCGCGACTGAGCACTGTCTCCGATATCCAGCCATAGCAGCTGGTTGTTTCGGATGATGAAGATTTCCGAGGACCATGCATCCGTCTGGATGTTCGCGATAGGGTCGTCAGAGGACAATAGGTTGAACGCCACATTGAGCGACGACGGATCAATGAGGATGCCCTTGCGGGCGCCGGCGAAGTCTGTCTGCGCGAACGCATCCGGATTGAACCCTACCGGGTCGAACACACCGAAGCGCGCCTGCCCGAACGCATAATAGGCGTTGCCGAGCTGTGCCGCACGCAAGGTGCTGGCTGCCACCAACGCGCCCCACTCGTCTTTCCGGATAAGCTCCTTGGTGACGAGCTGCACGCCGGCAGAGTTCACTAGCACAAGCCCCTGCGGGGCCGAGAAATAAACCCCCTCCACAGTGGAGACGATAGAGCCGCGCGACGTACACGGGATCAGGCCGGGGAGTTTAACGAGGCTGATGCTCGCCGGTGCGATACCGGTCGCCGTATAGCAGAAGCCTTCTGTTGCGACGACCAGCTGCTGGTTCGCCACCCCGAGCCCGACGATGGGGTACTCCGTCACAAGCACATACGCAGCCGGCCACGCGTGCAACCGGTACGGTTCGCAGAACCACAACTCGTTGTTGCGGAACGCCACCACCATGCCGTTCGACAGCGACACCATCCCCTGCAAGTCGCTGGGCGGTCCCTGCCAATTCGTGCTGGCAAGCTCTTCGTTGAGCGACACGACCGCGTCAGTCGCAATCGACGCATTGTCGACGTACGACGCCGTGGCGATTGGCACCTCGGCAACGAAGAAGTACGTCGCGGTACCGTCTGTACCTACGATGGTGCGGTAGATGCGCGACTTGGTCAGGTTGCGGTTGGTGCCAAGGTCGAGCGGATCGGCAGCGTGAAGCGTTACCGTTACTGTCGCGTCGATCTTGACGCCGGTGAGCGTGACCGGGTTCGACGGAGGCCCTTCCTCGCCGTATGCGCTCACGAACGTCTGGACGTACGACACGCTCTTGAGGGTGGCGCTGGCGCCGCCGGATGCTACCGCTGAGATATTACCCGGCGCGGGTACCCCGAGCAGGTAACCTGTCACAGAGGGGGCTTGCGCCTGTATTTGAGTGAGCGGCGCGTACCGCGGCGCGTCGAGCGGCGACATCCAGTAGTAGCGGTCGAAGGTGTCGTCAATGACGAGCGAGCGAAGCACGTCCGTGTCGGCGCTCGGAAACTCCATCCACAAGCTATCCGAGATGTGCTGCGCGTCGGTGTAGTTGTTGGGGATGCGGTAGACTTTAGTCGTGGTGTCGAGGAGGTTGCGCAGCAGCTTCGGGGTGGGTAGGCCCACCGCAGTGCCGGCGTACAGCCACGTGTCTTGAGCTAGTGCGCCGTTGACATCCTGCAAAAGCCGGTCGTCAACGGCAGGCACCATTCCGCCGAACGGAGATACCCGAACGGCAACCATGCAGCATTACGCCGACTTGCGAGCGTTGAGATCGTCGACCGGATTGGTCGGGTTCTCTGGCGCACGTGCGTGGCGCTTGAGCGCTTGCTTCCCGGCCTCCATCTCGTCGCGGGTAGCCTGCGGGATTTCGCCGAACTCGGCTTCCCGGGCACGCTCGTCGTCTGCCTTGCGGCGGGCTTCGGCGTCGTCGATCGCGCGAGCGGCCATCTCGCCCGGGACGACTTCCCCCGGGGACTGGATCAGCGAGGCGCGCTCACCGACCTTGTCGCCCTTCTTGGTCTCTTCGGCACGTTCACGGCGCTCGGCCGCATTGGCGCGCTGCTGGGCCGGCTGGTTGACCGGCGCATCGAGACCATGCGCGCGTCGCTCACTGTCCGAGGACTGGACGCCATCACCGCCCGGAGATGGCGACTGATTGAGGTTCTGCGGGTTCTGCGAAGCTCCCTGACCGCCCTGACCGGCGACCGACTGCGACGGGGTCTGTGCTTTGCTATCTGCCATGCTCATGGTTCCTTCTTGGGTTTCACCGATGCATCAGTGGCTGCGACCCGCGCGCCTGAGTTCTTGCGAGACGAGCCACCCTGAGTAACCCCAATACAGGGGTGTTTCAAGCCGTCTTTTAGCGCCCGGTACATGGTGTCGTACCGGAGGCTCGGCATGCGCATTTTTACTGGGCTCTTCATTCGCGCTTGTACTCGCCTTCCATGTTGCCCCTTCGCGGCCCAGTGATCCAGCCGTCGCCGCGGCGCAATTGCTCGACCGTCTCGTAAAGTACTGAGTGGTCTTTCTGCATTGATGCGAGCTGTAATTGTATGGTCATCAATGTCTTTTCGTTCGACTGGAACAGCTCCAATGTATTCGCAATGGTCTCTAGGGTCTTTTCCATGTGGGAAACCCGGAGTTCGATAATGTCAATACGCCCCCCGAATTTCGTCCAAGCAACGATAATAGTCACAAGCCAAACTATGACCCCGAACACAACAGGCAAGTTGATGGTTGTGTCGATAACCACCCCGCTTCCAGTACCTGCCATTACGAACCCCCGAAAATTCGCTTTCGGAGTAAGCTCTTTGCGTACGTGTCCTTCATATCCTGCCACGCACTGCGAGCGCGTACAATGACGATGTTCTGCCGCTCGATCACGGCGCCACGCTCTTCGGCAACGACGAAGGGGCTCTTACCCTTTGTCGCCGGCGGGACGGGCGCGGGGCGTAGGTACGACGGCGGGCCGGGAAGCTGGCGCGTTACCGGCTCCCTTCCCGGGCTGCTTGCGCATGCTGCGAGCAGGAGCGCCGCGGTCATCGTAGACGCAGTCAATGACACCATCCGCCAGAGTTTTCTCGAGCTCACGTATGCGGGCATCTGCGGTCTCCTTTTGCTTGGCGAGCTCTTCGAGCGTCGTGGCGTTGTTGGTGTCGAGTTGCTTCTGAGCGGTCCGGTCCTGCGCCACTGCGGCTTCCGCCGCCTGCCGGGCCTTCTCTTCGCATTTTGCGTGCTCGATGCGGCGCCCGCGGATATCGCCGGCGAAGTAGGCCATGGTGCACAATAAGCCTACGCCGACCCATTTTCCAATCGTACTTTGGAAAAAGCCGATGGCCCCAGTGAGAAACGACAACGCTGCCATCAGTTGATCTCCCCGCGCTGGTACGCTCTCACCGTGGTGTCCTCCACCTTCTTCGCTTGCAGGAATATCGCAATAGCGATAGCTGCAACGGCAAGCAAATACAATTCCGGCGGGATCGATGCAAAGAAGTTCTTCACCGGCTCCAAGTATTCGCTCGGCGCGTACTGATCTCCGAACAGCCACTTGAACACCGCGCCTGCAGCGCTGGGTAGACCGAGAACCCACGCCCACAACTTTTGGTACCACGTTTGGTTCACCGTCGGGACCTTGGAGGCAATGTCCTTCGCCGTGGCGTTGGCGCGCTCCGGCTTGATCGGACGAGACCAGCCCTGCTCGACAGCGTTGCTGATTTCCTCGATGACCGCCGGCGTGATGGCGCCGTTACCCACATCCCGGCCACGATCAGCCATGAACGCCGTCACGGCTGCGCGCGTGCGTCCTCCGAACTTGCCGTCGATGTCGCCGACCTCGTGATAATTCATCGACACGAGCTGGCGCTGCACGGTCTCCACGCTGACCTCGTAGCGCGCCCGGGATGGCTGCACGTTGAGGTCGCCGGGGTTACCCTGCGGGGTATCCGGCTTGTTCAACCAATTAGGGAGGGGCGACGGATTGGCTAGCCCGCGCTCGAACAGGTTGGCCTCGTCATCACGACGCTTCAGTAGGCCGCGCATATTGGGCCACAGACGCTTCATGCGACGAATGTAGCCCGGTATCGACTTCAGATCGCCGCTCGCAATGGCAGCGCGAATAAGGCGCATCTCGGAATAGCGGTCACCCGCAGCTGTGAAGCCGCCGGCGCCACGGTTGTAGACGATACTGGCGAGCGCGCCGAAGCAGTCGCCATTGAGCTCGGTCGCCCGGGGGCAAGCCCTAATGAGCGCGTTCTCGTATCGCACAAAGTCTTTCTCGAACACCTTCATGGCAACATCCCACGGGATGTCCACCTTGTTCCTCACGGATGCGAGAGCGTTCCCGGCGTTGGTGCCCTTGAGGCCGACCACGTTCTGCATCGCAGCTATCATGGCGTCCGGTACCAAGCCCCCGAAGTCGGCACGCACTTTGTCGCGCGTCACGTAGCCAAGGTCATAGCCGATGGCGACGGTCACACCTGACTGGCCGCCCGGCCACTCGGGGCGATGGTACTTGCGCTCATAGTCTTTGCGGCTACCGATCTCGTTTCTAACGATCAGGTCGACTGCTGCCTGTGAGGAACGCATTAGAGCTTCACCATGACGTTCATAGCCATAACTGGATGGATGACGTTGAAGGCGGTACCGCTACCGGCGAGGCCAGTGACGTTGTTGTTGCCCAAGCCGTCGTTGATGGTGATGCCAGTAAACGCCGGGTTGATTGTCGCACCAACCGGGCCGTAGCCGCCGCCACCGGGGAAGATACCCCCCGGGATGAGCTTGTTCGCGTCGGTACTGTGTGCGTGGCCCGGATCAGTAAGGAAAACGCCATGCCGGTGCGACGGCATTTCAGCAACCGTCTGTGCATGTGTTTGCTCGCCGTACTCAGTTCCGAGCACACGCGCAGTGAGGCCCAGCGTCCCCGCACCGGCACCCATCGGAGAGCGCCCAACCAAGTTGGGGATGGTGAGTGTCTTACCCGCGGAAAAGTCAGCTGCTGCACTGGCGCCGCGGCCACCGCTGACCGGCGCGTTGGCGTTCGAGACTGAGTTCCAAATGACAGTATATAGCGCCTGTGTATCGGCGTTCGCGCGCAGCGTAGCACCAGAGCCGGTATTACCGATGCTCAGCGCGGTGCCACCGGGCAGGAGCAACCAGCCATCAGAGGCTGCATTCTTGAACGTGTACTTGATGTCGCCCGTTTCAAATATCCCGAGGAGGCCGGCGAGAGCGTTCGCGTCGGTGGCGGCAAGCAGGCTCGCCATATACGCGCTGATCGGAATTTCCTCGAACGAGCCAGCGCCAGCTGACAGCCTTCCAACCAGATTTCCGGATGCAATGGAGGTGGAATGCGCTGCGTTCCAGTTCGATGGCTGCACCTGCGTGGCGTCGGTGCCGTCACCCTTCAGCGAGATGAACGCGTGCTTGATCTGAATGGCCATCACGGCTCCCGTACAGAGAAGAAGACCTCGTCGAGCTTGGTCTGCGGTCCGGTGGAAGTGGTCAGTGTTGCGCTTACGATATAGTTCGCGCCGTCGACACCCCCACTAACGTAGTACTGCACGCCGAGCGCGTCCGGCGTCACCTGCACCTCGTCGATCACGAGGGGAGGGGATGTGACTTTGTCGACGGAGAATGCAACGTTCGACACGTACTCGCCCGTGTCGAGCCAATTCTCGTACCTGATCTGGTACCGCTTCCGCTCGCTGGCAGCTTTGACATATTTGGCCAAGACGCCCATCATAAAGTCCTTCTACGGTTAGGCGGCGACCCAGCGACAGGCTTGCCTTCGACTTCATACACCCGGTCCTCTGCTGGCACAACCGCAAGCCTCTCTTCCGATAACGCGTACGTGGTGCGTTCTTCTGGCTGAGCATAGACCACCGGCGTTGGAGGGTTCCTGTCCTCATACGGAACGTAGACAACCCTAATCTCTTCGTGCGGACCAGCCGTCTCAGCGTCAGCGTAGAACGCGTAGCCGACAGCACCGAACTGACCGACACCCTGAAAAAATACAACGCTGCCGGGTGCGTCAGACGCGTTGAGCGCACCAGTGCCCCACATGTTTGAGGAGGCGCTTACCTGCGCGGTGAGCACGCCGAGCATGCTCCCGAAACCGCCCACGTTGAGGGTTGCCGACGCTTTGGAGCTGAGCGAACCTGAGAAGGTACCGACGCCGGCGGCGTTCAGTGTGGCGAACGCACTTGAAGCAGATGCCGCTGAAAATGCGCCAATGCCCGAGGCGGCGAGCGCCGCGCTGGCGTTACCTCGCAAGGTACCCGAGAATGCACCCACACCGGCCGAGCTCATAGACGCAAACGTTGAGCTCTTACCTGCCGCTGCTTCTGCGCCTACGCCCGACATGGAAGAAGCGGCCGATACCTTCGCAAGCATGGCCGCGCTGAAGGCCCCCACGCCTGCGGCCGAGAGCACGGCAAACACGGGGCCGTAGCCCTTCCGGGGAAAGGTGCCAAGCGGCCTCGTGCCTGTTGAAAAGACACCGAGCATTACATCCTCATCCGCAAGCCGAGGCTCTGATTAATAACGTTACCGACGAAGGTGTACGTGTTGGTGCCGTCCGAGGCTTCCATGGCCTGCGCGAAGTGGTACCCGAGCTGCGGCGCCCAGTGGCGAGAGAACGCCAAGCTGGCCTGCGCGGAGCCCGGCAGCACGTTGGTGCACTGCAAATCCCGCGCGGTATTACTGTCGAGGCCAACTCCGTAGAAGCTCGCGGCGAGGTTGGCGCCGGACTGGATGCGCCCGTTGCCCGTAACCAAAATCCCGTCTTCGGCAAGGCCAGAAACGAAGTTTATGCGGTTCGTGTTGGAGCCGTTGAGAGACCTCCACACAGCGGATGTGTAAGTCCACGTGACAGTACTGTCCCGAACTTCGGTCGCCACGTCAACGCGGTTGTACATATTCCAAACATTAAGCGAGGCCATGCCGCCGCCGGCGGCGGCCGTCCCAAATATCCAGTCCAGCTGCGACGATGCGTTACTCCGTGTGGTACCAACATAGGTACCCCGGCTTGCAGCGGGGCCGTTCGTGATGGCTACACTGTTGACATAGATGCCGTCCTGCAACGTCAGCGCGGTGCCGGCCGACCTCGCAGTGTCGCTCGTCCAGTCAGGCCCATGAGACAGGCGCAGCGTGCCCGCGTCATCCCAAACGAACCAGTCGTTGACCTTGCTCGCGCCGATGGCGGCGGGGTTTTTGGTCGTGTCCGTCGTGGCAACACTGAGCTCAGAGAACTTCGACCACCACCAATTCGTGCCGTCGAAGAGTGGGATCATGCTCCCGAGATACGGCGTATAATAGATCGTCGTCTTCGCGGACTGCGTCGTTGTCATCACCGGCGTACCGGTCTGCAACGTCAGCCGACCCTGCGGCGCAGGTTGTAGGCGAAGGTCTTCCGCGAGCTCAACGATGCCGACGTTCGGCGCCGAGGTGAAGTTTATCTTGGTGCCGGCGCCGCTCTGGCCGGAAGCGGTACCCGTGCCCGAAGAATTGTACAGCACCGTCCGCCGCGTGATGACGCCCGTGCCCGAGTTGTACACGCCAACGCCAATCTCCCACTGGGACAGGTCGAGGCTCTCGGCACGGTACCGGTACGTCGCGCCGTTCACCATGCCGGCGAGGGCTGGCGAACAGTAGCCCTGCACCGCGGACGAGTATGTCCAGTCCGTGGTGCCGCCCGCTGTCGGGACAAAGATTACCGCGTTGGCGAGCGATACCACTTAGCTCTCCTGCTGCGCGGCTGCCACCTGCGAATTGTGCTCTCGCACGTAATTCATGATGCCCTGCCGGGCGGTTTGCCGCGCCTTCTGAATGATCTCGCGCAGCTCTTCCGGGTCAGTGATACCACTCTCCATGGCATGCGCCACCGCATTCGCCATGAACTGCTCAATAACCCTAGCGGAGCCACGAGGTAACTCAGTGGTGAACGAGTTCAAGCTGGCGATGGTAGCCGCTGCTTCCACCTTCTGCACCGGGACTTCCTCACCGGTGTTCTCGTCAATGACAGTCTCAGACATCCTAATCCTCCGTAACGGTCGACGCCGTCGTTAGGATCGGCTGCACGCCGGTGGACACGTTGATGTTCGGCGTAACCGGCCCCGAGTAGAGAAGGTTCGTGCCGCCGGCGGATGCAACGCCGATACCTGCATAGGTAATGGACTGCACGGTGGGCAGCGCGGGGGACGTGGCGGCGGGGAATACCACGTTGGCAACCGGCGACGTACTGCCAGCCGTCGATGCGGTCATGCCGCCCGTCGTGCGCGCAACAGCCTGCCGCGCGTAGGAGCCGTACGTGGTCTCGCTCGTGGACTGGTTGCCAGCATCGCCCGGATCAGCCGTATGGAGCGACCAGTATAGGTTCGCAAGCGGAGAGGCGGCAGCGTTGTTGGCGATGTTCGCGATCGCCGTGGCATTGAAGATGAGCTTGAGAAGTGCGTTCTCGAGGTAATCGCTCTTGGACATGCGTGCTCCTTATTGCGGCGGCGCCCAGTTCGAAGAGCGACCTTTCTGTGATCCTGACACGAAGCCCGGGAAGCGCCAAGCCTGCTGGCGGTACGTGTTGTTGCGCGTCCACTCTACACGCGCCTTCGCGACGCCGCCTGAGAATTTCCTCGCGTGGAATATGCTCATTTGCAGGTTCGTGTACGGCTTGTTCGGCTGGGTCATCACCTTCGATAGCAAGCCGTCGAGAATGATGTCGCCGTACTTCTGGATGACCCATGCCGGGAATTGCACAAAGCCGTTCCGGTCGGTTGGGTCATTCACCGTAAGCGCCACAGTGGCGATGTACGTAACCTCTGACGATGGCTGCAAGCGCAGTGTGAGCTCTCCCGGTACCGACATAGCCGCGGCCACCGCGGAGCCGCGCGACATGCTGGCGTCCTGCGGCTTGGTAAAGACCCACAGCAACTTGTCGATGTTGGCCGGCTGCTGCGGGGCAAGCAGGTACACTGTACCGGCGGGGTCGTTGCCCGGCACCGTGATCTCGATGTCCTCGTTCCAGATATTGGAGCCCTTGAACAAGTCATTCATGACGTTGAAGAGCTCCAGCTGGAGCACGTCGGTGGTCACGCCCGGCAGGCGGGTGATGGCGTTGTTGATGAGCCTCGTGATCTCTGCGTCGGCCATTATGCCACCGTTGTCATCTTGGCGTGGAATAGGCCGAAGAACGCTGCGGCCCGCTGGTCCTGCACTTCCTCGTTGTCACGCAGCTGCACGTGGCCGCACATGTAGTAGACCAACGGCACGCGGTACATCTCGTCCATGTTGACCACAGTAGCGTCGTTGGTGGTGAACGTCTGCACAGACTTGTTCAGGAATAGGTCCGGTCGTATCCGGCGCGTCTCTTGGAGAGCAAGGCTCAATCCGATGGCAAGCTCAGCGTCGGAGTAACGGTAGGGGCCGTCGTACGTGTCCTGCAGGAGCGTGCGCGCGAGGGCCACATATTTGTCGACGGTCTCAAGGGCCACGGTTACCTCCATAGGTAAGGGAGCGGGCCGTAGCCCACTCCCCCAGCTGAGTTGAACCCAGCTTAGACCTTGGTGACAATGGCCTGCGCGATGGCGGTGCCGTCGATCACCTTGTAGCCGTAGACCTGAAGGCCGCGCATGATCTGACCGAAGGTCAGCTCGGAGCGCAGGGTCTCCATCTTGGTCATCTGCGAGGCGAACGTGAGGCCGTGCGCGTGGCCGGCGTAGATCACGAACTCGCCGGCAGCGAGGCCAGCCGCGGCGCCGAAGGGCAGCAGGTTCGAGGTGTACAGCGTGAAGCGGTCCACCATGCCCAGCCGGCCGTTGCGCAGCATCGAGACGTTGTCGCCGGACAGGTAGGCCTGACGCAGCTCCGAACGCTTGACCAGAACCGCAGCCCACGTGGGCATAACGATCCAGCGACCCGTCTCCGGAATGTTCTGCTCGTCCAGCGCCTGACCGAGACGGAGCATCATGTCGAGGATGTCGACCTGACCCGCGCCCGGGGACGCCGGCACGAGGGCCAGCGGGGTACCGGTTGCACCGAGGTTGATGGCGCCGGTGATCTTGCCGGCAGTCACGCCGCGGTTCGCCGCATCTGCCTGACCCATGAGGCCGAGCAGAACCGCCTTGTCGATGACGATCTTCATCTGTTCGGCGGCGTCGTCCGACCACATGGACATGAGGTTGATGTCCGACTGCACGTTCATCACGTCGTCGAGGATCGTGTTGAAGTACTGGCCCTGATCGATGTTCAGGATGACCTGATTGCCCTGCGGACGCTCAAGTTCGAGAGCCGCATCGGCGAGGTAGGTCTTGATGGTGATGGTCGGCTTGGTGCGGATGTGCACCTTGTCGCCATGCGCCTTGATCTCGCCTTCGTAGTCCGTGTTCGAGATGGCCGCGAGCACGGTGGAGGCGTAGAACTTCTCGATCAGCTTGCCCGACCAGATTTCGGGGATGAACCCGGTGCCGGACAGGCCGTTACCGGCAGAGCCGGCGGGGTAGATCGGAGGGGTGGTTGCACCCGATGCGACAGGAAACGCCATTTGCGTTCAGCCCTTTGAGTTGAGGAAGGAGACTATGTGTCCCGCACAATCCGGCCTTCCCGCATCGCGAGATGAAGCTCGGCTTCGAGTTGCGCCTGCTCCGCTTCCCGGCCCCGGTATGCGCCTTTGCGCACCGCGGCGTAGAATGCGTTGACGTCAGATGTGCGGATGATCTGCTTCTCAGCGGGTGCCGTGGGGCTCGCCGCAGTTCTTGCTCTGCCCGGTGCAGCGAGGTCCTCTAGCGTCGGCCTCTCCGGCTGCTGTGCAGGCGGGTTTGCCACCGTAGGGGCTGCTGGACGCTGTGCAGCCGTCTCAGAAACGAAGCTTTGGAAGAAGGCCAGCACACGGGCGGTGTCATTCCGGTCGTATGCGTCCCTCAGTAGTTTGTGACGTGTAACACCAGCAAAACGATCTTGCAAGGCCAACCATGCATGGAAGTCGGCATCATGATTGATTTCCTGCCAATTCGGCAGAGCCTGCGAGAGCTCGGAGTGCATGCGCTGGCGGGCGGTCTGCTCGGTCTGCTGGGTAACACCGGTGATGCGTTGCTTGAGCTCGTCGATCTCCTGTACGCGCGGGAGAAGTGGTGCAAGCTCTTCGCGTGCGGCCCGGCGCATGAGGTCGATCATCTCCGGCCCCATCTCCTGCTCGTCCTTCTCTGTAATCAGACGGGCCGCTGTCTGCGTTTGCGGCGCTGCTGACGGAGCTCGTGGAGCCGATTGCATGCTCGCGAGCATATTCTCGAGCGCCTCGATACGCGCGTTGGCCTGCTGCAGCTGATTGCTCGCCTCGCGGAAGCGTCCGTGCATGCTTTGGTAGCGATGCTCCCAAGAGCCCGGTTCGGGTACCGACGGCTGGGGCTGGGGCTGGGGTTGCGGCTGGGGCTCCGGCTGCGGAGGTGCCGGCGGTGCAGGCTCGATGGTCAAGGGTACCTGCCCGGGTAACTTCTGAGGCTCAGGCGGCGGCGCGATGGTGATGGTCTCGTTGTTCGCGGGTGCAGGGGGCGCCGGCGGTTCAGCTGGGGGCTGCGGGTTCTGCGCCTTCATCGCAGCGTCGGCAGCTGCGGCTGCTCGCTTCACTGCTTCGGGGATTTGCACGTCCTTATCGACGGGGAGGGGATTTCCTTTGGGCTGCGGTGCCATATTCGTTCTTTCTGCGCACGGGGCTCTGCGCCGTGGGCGGTTACGGGCCGGGTGTTAGGCCGACCGGTGTAGGAAAAAAGTGGGGCCCGTAGGCCCCACGAGTTCTTCGGGAGGTTAGATGCGCGTAAGCGTAACGGCGTTGGCGCCGGTCCACTTCAACAGATAGCCGTACGACGCACCGGCCGCGATGGTCAGCGAACCAGCGACGCCAGCGTTGGTAACACCCGAGCCGAGCGCGATGGTGAGGTTGCCCGAGTTGTCGTTGATGACACGCCACTGGGCGGTGGAGCCGATGGCAGCGTTCGCATCGAGCGCCTGCATGCGCGCAATAATGTTCGCGGCCGTGTCGGTGGTGATGGTCGCGGTGGTGCCACCGGAGATTTCCACAGCGCCGCCAACCATCTGCGCGGCGGTTGCGGTCGGAGAACCGGTAACCGCGGTGTACAGGCCGGTACGCATGGCGGCCACGACCGATGCAAGGTACTGGATCGCCTGTTCGCCGCTGAGCACGTTGCTCGGCAGGTTCGGGTTGTTAACGCCCATTCTGTCGCTCCTTCATCTTGGCCTCAAGCTTGTCGGCCGTTGCAATGCAGTCTTTGAACAGGGTCACGAGCTCCGCGAGCTGCCTCGCCCGCCCCTGCCACATGAGTACCTGATCGGGCGCAGCTTGTACACAGCGCGCCGCGGTCTCCGTCGACATGCCTTCGAGTGCCGCAGTCAGCTCCCCGAACGTGTTCGGCGTCGTGCGCTTAAGACGTGCAGCTACGATGGAAAATTCATCTTGGTTTCGCAGGGGGGTAATCGTCAATGGAGGCGCCCGCTTTGGAGTAATCGTTGATCGTCTTCTTGCCCTTGGCCACAGCGTTAAGCGCGCTCCGGCGGGGCAACGTCTTCGCGCCCTTGCCGGCTACGACTTCAACTACGGCCCGTGAGCCCCGTTTGCCCGAAGTTGGCATTGCTGATGAGCTCCTGCTTGGGCTTGCCCTTGAAGTAGTTCTTCTTCGGCATCAGCGGGTTGGGTTTGCGGGACGAGGCCGAAGCCCCAAGCTTGGTGTCCACAACTTTCGAACTGTGCACTTGGGGCTTCGACTTCGCCATGTCACTTCCTCTTTCGAAACAGCGGTGAGGCGGCCTTCGACCGCCCCTTGTCGCCGTGCAGGCCCGGCTTCTTGGTCGGGTGCTTCTGTGAAGCCACCGAGCCCTTGCCGTACATCTGGCGCTGCTTCGACGGCTGTTTGGCCATCAGCGGTTCGTCGACACGCGGCCGGACACGGCCTTGGACGATCCCTTCTGGTTGCCGACCTTGCCGGTGCCGCCACCCTTGGCCCACTTGCCGCCCGAGCCGGACTGCGCCTTGCCAGTGATGCCCGGTGTCTTCGGGCCCGCGGACTGCTTGCCGAACATGTGGCCGTTGCCGCCGCGTACCGGCGTCATGGTGCCCGACTTGATGACCTTGCCTTTCGCCATTCTCTCTTCTCCGTTCAGTGAGGTGAGCCGCTGATGTTGACGCGCGGCCCCGCGTCTCCGGTGACGTTCCCGCCACGAGGTGCCTGATTGCCTTGCGCCTGTCGGGCGCCGTCCTGCTGCTGTTGCTGCTGAGCCGCCTGAGCTGCCTGAGCGGCCATGCGCTGCTTGAGCTCGTCTTCCGACGGCACGATCTTCGAGCCGGGCATGCCAATGCCCTCGGCGACCGTCTCCAGCACCTGAGCGCGACCCTCGGGCCCGATGATCGACATGTCGATTGGGTTGGCCGTGATCTGCAGAAACTCGAGTTGGCGGGCGCGCTGCGTTTCGCGCTGGATGGCGACCGTGACGCCCATGACGCGGACCTTCTCGTTCCCCGACAAGAGGCCCGAGCGATCGGTCAGCATGATCATGTCGTAAAGTGCGGTGAGAGCCGGGTCGAAGATGTCCCGGTCTATGTTCGCAGCGACGGTCTGCAGCACCTTGGACGCGTTCGCCATAAGCATGGCGAGGCCGGAGCTCGTTCGCCCCGCGCCGCCGGCGGATTGCCCCGAAAGGTACCGCGGGATCGCGCTCGCGTCGTCAGCCATGGCGTTGAGCTTTTCGAGCGCCATCAAGAGCTCGTTCACGTTCGACGTAGGCTGGAAGAAGCTGATCGGCACCTGCGCGTTCGCGCCCATGGGGTCTCCCATGTAGTGCCACCGCTTCCACGGATACAGGTCCTCGCCGTCCTCTCCGGGCGCCAACCGCTCGTCATTGATCATGACTTGCGGGCCGGACGCGATGCTCAGGTTGTTGATCAGCGCCCGCATGACGCTGTTCGAACTCTCCTGCAGATCGCTGATGATGTCGGTGAGGCCGTTACCCAGCGGGGTACCCGGCACCTTCTCGAACGAGGTGATGTAGTAGGGGTGCCGCTTCCGCGGGCTCGGCGACATTTGGACTTTGATGATGTGCGTGCCAATGAGCCACGCCTGCACCATGTAGTCGCGCAGCGGGTCCGAGATGAACTTTGCGTCGACGCCCTGCTCAAGCAGCATGCGCCCCTGCACGTTGCCGTTGAACTCAAGGCACGTGATCATGCCGCTGCGGTTGAAGAGCGGGTTCTCCCGGTTCTCCATGTCCGCGCGCTCGGCGTCGGTCTGGTCCCAGTTGTCGGTAAGCCCGCCGCGGCCGTACTCGTCGAGCACCGAGCGGATGGCTTCCCTGTCGTAGCCCGGCAGATCGAGCAGATCGTTCAGGTCGGCGCGCGAGAGGCGCTGGCGTTCGATGACGTCGGCGTTCTCGATATCGGCGGCGCCCGGCGTCCACCAGACGTCAAACGGCGACACGCGCTCCCAAAACAGGCGCGGCTTCTGCGTCGACACTGCGGAGCCGCTACTCCAGTCAACGGTGGGCACCACGCGCACGACCGGTCCCTTTAGGCAAGCGAACGGGAATATCGGGAGATCGACGATGAACTCGGCCAGCGCCTTGTAGAAATTGCCTTCGACCAAGAACTCGTCGATCTTGTCCTCGGCGATCTTGGCTTGGTCGGCGGCTTTCTTCTTGGCGGCCTGCCGCGCGGCTTCCAGCAACCCCTGAAGGCGGTCACGCACGCTGTTCGGATCAATCGGCTGGCCGGCTTGCTGGAGGGTACCGAGCTCCGTTTTAATCAGCTGCTCGATGCTGTTCATGATGTTGGGTGGAATGGCCGGGTCGGGCCCGGGATCGAGGCCCCACGGGCGATCAGCCTGCAAATAGACGTCCCGAAGGAGGCTGCTGGCGCCGCGGCATTTGGAGGCGACCATCCGGAAGTAGATTTCCGAGCCTCCGAACTTTTTTATCTCCTGCAGCTTGGATGGGTCATACTGGCCATTGAAGGCCCGCAATGCGGCAACGAGGCGATTGCTCCAACCGGCCGACGTGTTGTTCCGATGGTTTCGCATCATCTCGAACTGCGTCCGGATGTGCCCGGCAAGGTTCGAGATGGCTATGTCTGAAAGCTTTGCCGCATCTTCGGCAGCGGCACGCTGCTGGTTGGCGCGCTGCTCCATGCGGTCGAGCGCCCCCGGGGGGATCACTCGGATCACCCCCTGCGTGGCGCCGGGTACGGCCGATTGCGGTAGAACTCCGTCCATGTTTGGCCTATATGCTAAATCGCAGGAGAGTACAACACATGAGCGACCTATCTCTGCCGCCGGACTACGCCCCCACTCTGCCCGAAGCAGCGAGGCGCGAGATCAACATCGTAAAGCTCGCCCGCGAAATTGCAATGGACCTTCGCGAGCTTCCGCAAATCCTCGAACACCACTGCATCACCCGCGCCGACTTCGAGCAGCTGAAACGCAACCCGTACTTCGTTCGGGTCCTGCAGTCGGAGGTGGAGGCGTGGCAGAGCGCTGTCAATACCGGCGAGCGGGTAAAGCTGAAGGCCGCGGCCATGGCCGAAGAGTGGCTGCCCGAGCTCTACAAGCGCATCATCAATCCGAAGGAAGACCTTCTCAAAGTCGTCAAAGGCGGCGAGTTGGTCGTGAAGATGGCGGGCCTAAACGCCGAGGACGGCAAAAACGGCAACGCCAGCGACAAGGTCGTCATCACCATAAACATGGGCGCCGACAACAAGCTGCAGGTTGCCAAGCAGGTTACCCCGCAGGTAATCGAGCATGAGCCGGCGGTAGACCCGGCCACCGAGCTCCAGCAGAACCTCTTCGAGAACAGCATCGATGTCAGTAGCAATTAACTACACGGCCTCACCGACCGTCGCGCGCTTCATGAAGAGTGCTTCGTTCGGCAGGCTAATTGCCGGACCCGTGGGCTCTGGCAA